TCACCAGTAGCAGAGGTATCTTGCAAGCGCAATATTTCATCGCCTGCGTGACTTATTGTTAGTAAGCCGCTCATTGTATCAGCAGTGTTACTACGTAAATAGTTACTACCGTCAACACCATCTAGTGTTGTAGCATCAACATTTGTTAAGCCACTACCATTACCAGTAAATGTACTTGTACCAATGTTGATGTTACCAAATCCACTGCTGATCTCACCAGCGCCTAGCGCACCAGTACCAGTTAAGTTACTGTATGTTCCTGTGATACGTGCATTTGGAACTGTACCACTTCCAATGTTGCCAGCGTTAATAGCCGATATGTTTGCGCCATTGCCGTAGAAGTTGCCAGCATATAAGTTACCAGCAACACCCATACCGCCTGAAACTTTAACTGCACCAGTTGTAACTGATGTTGCAGCAGTTGTGTTAGTAAAGGTTTTAATACCTCCCATACTTTGGTTCCCACCAAGTCTGCCGCCAGCTACAGTACCGGTACTCAAGTTACTTGCATTAAGTGTTGTTAATCCGCTACCATTGGCAGTGATTATATCAGTACCAATGTTGATGCTTCCAAATCCGTTAGTAATACTACCACTGTTTAGAATACCTGTTCCTGTAATATCAGCTTGGTGCTGTGTAATACTGCTGGACGATATTCTAGCATCTGCTACAGTGCCGCTGCTCAAGGCAGTTGCACTAAGTGTTGTTAGTCCACTACCGTTACCTGAGAAGATACTTGTACCAATGTTGATGCTTCCAAACCCACTAGTAATACTACCAGCATTTAGAGCACCTGTTCCTGTAATACTCAACTGGTGTTGTGTAACACCGCTTGCTTGTATACGTGCATCTGGAATAGTTCCACTTGTTAAGAAAGCAGCACTCATATCACCAATAAAGTTGTCTGCACGTATATCTTTGTTTACATACAAACCGCCTGTTATTTTAACTGCTGCACTGCCAGCTGCAAATGTTGCGCCGGTTGCATTTGTACCGTCTGTGAATGTTACAAAGTTGTTTGAAGCAAGTGTTGTAAATGCACCAGTACTCGGTGTTACATTGCCAATTGGTGTGTTGTTGATTCTACTAACAAACAAATCACCATCAACATACATATCAGTGTTTGTACGTAAATCCATACGTACAATCATTTCACCTAAGTCGCCTGCAAGAGTTGCTGCTGCTTTGGTTTCACCGACTACAATTTCAGTAGCAGCCTGCGCCATTGCCAATGTTGTAACATTGTCTTTTAACAAGTTAAATGTGCCAGTTTCGTCTGTATCAAGTGTTGTACCGTTTACAAACAAATTGCCTGCTAAGTTAACATTTGTATTTCTAATGTTAAAGTTACCAGTTGTAGCACCTGCGGTAACTGTTGTTGCTGCGCCACCTATATTAAGTGTAGTTGCAGTTGCATTAACAAGATTAAATGTTGCTGCGCCAGTGGTGATGTCGCCGCCGTCTACATTTAGATCAAGGTCGATATCAACATTGTTGTGTACAGTTGTTGTACCAGTTGCTGCACCAATTTCAACACTAGTAGCAGCGCCACCCATATTAATTGATGTTGCAGTTGTGTCAAACAATGCCATTGTAGCACTTGCAGCATCGATGCCTGTAGTGAAACTTGGCGATGTAGCAAATACTGCTGCACCTGTTCCAGTTTCGTCACTTAGTACACCACGCAGTTGCGCACTTGTAGTTGAAGCAAACTGACTTAATGGATTGCCTGTGATAGCAAGTGTACCGCTTGTTGGAAGGGTTATACTAGTTGCACCTGTGGTTGTTACGCCAAGTGTATGAGCGCCAGTGTGCGTAAAGTTGCCGCCAAGTGTAATAGTTTTACTGCCATTGTTTATACCAGTGCCACCGTATGCTGGATCAACAATTGTACCTTGCCAAACACCAGTTCCGATAGTTCCAACTTGCTGTAGACTACTGTTAACAACTGCGGCGCCAAGTGTTGTACTATTAAGTACATCTGCATCATTAATAAAATATGCTTTTCCACTTGCTAAGTTAAAGTCTTCTGATGAATCCCAACTAGTATTTGCATTGTCCCAAGTAAGTGTAGCGTTTGCACCATCAACTGTAATACCAGCGCCATTTGCTGCTGCACCGTTGGCTGCACCACTTGCTACAACAATGTTAAGATCGTCAACTGTAAGTGTTGTACTATTAATAGTTGTAGTATCACCATTAACTGTTAGGTCTCCGGTAACAATCAAGTCGTGTCCGATAGTAGTTGTGCCGCCACCGTCTCCACCAGTACCAATATTAATTGTTGTTCCTGCTGCTGCAATGTTAACAGTTGTTGGAGTTGCCAACAAGTTAAATGTACTTTGATCAGTGTTTAAGTCGCCGCCGTTAACATCAACATCGTGTGCAAAAGTAGTTTTGCCTGTTGCTGCACCAACGTTTATAGCAGTAGCAGCGCCGCCCATATTGATAGTTGTTGCTGTATCGTTTAGTAGGGCAACTGTTGTTTCGCTTGTGCTTACTACTGCGTCAACTTCAACTTCACCTGTAAATGTTGCTTTACCACTTGTGTCAATAGTTAAACGTGTTGTAGATGTGTGTGCAAAATCACTTGATGTTGAAACTTCACCAGTTTTAATAACTACATCGCCACCTGTTGCATTACCTGTACCATCGCCACCTGCAATAGTAACACTACCGCCTGCAACATTTGTACCAATGCCGCTTGTGCCTTTGAGTGTTGAACTAGTAGGAGTAGTACTTGCTTCTGCATTACCAAATACAACAGTACTATTTCTAATAACCATGTTATTGCCAATGTTAAGAGTACCTTGTACAATATCTAACGGATCCGAAGTAACATTAGCATCAGTTTGAATAGTAAATGATGTTGCGTTAAATGTAGCACCTGTTACTGGCCAAGTCCCGTCTAAGTTTGTTACTGCACTACTTGCAATAGTAATACTATCACCAACAAGCACACCAAGCGTTTTTGGAGTGTATGTAAATGATAATGTAGTACCAGTTGTAATAGTACCAGTAGTCTTTGCACTAATGTAAATATATTCATCAGTAACACCACTAACAGTTGTATTTGATGGAATACTGCCACTACCTGTAATAAGCATTCCAGCCTGGATATTAGAAGTGTCAGACATTGGAACTTCTGTTTCTTGGTTTGCAGTTACAGAGTTTGTATTTACTGTAATACTACCTAACTCAACAGCAACATCTTGCGAACTAGTTGCATCGTAACCATCAACAAATGCTGTCAAGTTACGTGTTGCGGCTGCATTGCCTATTTTAATATTAGTTGCTGCGCCACCAATTTCAATACTAGTAACATTTGCATTATAAATACTACCGCTACCTGTACTGGATGAGTTAAGTGAAGCGTTACCAACATCAAGACCTTCTGATAGATCTAGTGCAGTTCCCCATTCTGGTACCACACCGTTTGATTTTAAGAAACTGTTGTTTCTACCAATGTTGAGAGTGTTTAAACTACCTGTGGTTTGTGCATATATCATGTCGCCGATTGCGTATGTACTAATGTTTGTACCACCTCTTGCAACTGGAACAAGACTTGTTAAGTTGGCTGGGTTTAAGAAGTATGCACTGTCTAGTCCGTCTACTGTACCTGCATCTACAACACCGTCTTTGATAAACACTTCGCCACTGCCGTTGTTGTTAACATCAAACTGCGACTGTAAGAATCTACTGACACCCAATGTTGAGAATGTTTGTAGTGTTGCAAAGTCTGCATTGGCAATGCCGATGTTTACAGGGTCGCCGTAGAACTCGCCGCCGACACTGCTACCTGTTAGTGTAATAGGGTTATCAGTTGTATTTTGCTTTTTAAGAGTTTGTACAACATTTTTATAACCACTATCACCAAACAACGCTGTATCCGAGTTTGGTACACCGCTGGCACCCAATCTCGAAGGACTAATTGTACCAGAAATAATATTTTCAGCGTCAATGTTTGTTGCAGCCAAACTGTTCCAGTTTTTGATTAATCTACTAGAAGTGTTAATAACTCCATTAACTTGTACGTTGTTTTGAATGATACTTGCACTACCTACGCCAATGCCGTCAATGTCCTTGGCGTTGGTTACTAGGTCGTTTATACTACTCAATGCATCACTGCGTAACTCGTGTAATGTAAAACTGTTGGTTGTTACAGACCCTACAAAGAATCTCGAACCAGATGCAACAGCTTCTGCGTTAACACTAAACAATACATTTGATGAACTGCCATCACTCAACGATTCTACTCTGATAGCATTACCAGTTATATATCCGTGATTTTCAACAACAATACTATTATCAACTAGGTTAACTGTATTTCTTGTAAGTGTATGACCGTTGTTAGCAGGAGTACTTAGGAAATCAATTTGGTTTAATCTTGCAAAGCCTGAATACAATTCAAAGATGTCATTGTCAATCTTTTTAACATAATACACCAATCCGTTGTTCATGCCGCCGATTGCAACGTTACCATTTGTATTGTATGTAACAGGATCGCCTGTTTCAAAACCGTGACCTGCAACAGTAATACGAGAATCTGTGTAGTTAACTGCACCGCCGGATCCAAGTAGACCTGCCAAGAAAGTATTTTCAATAATGTCATCTAAGTTGATAGTTTTTGCATTTTGCACAGATGTGTTGTCTTCAACAAAGTCAATACTTGATGTACTAGCAACATAAAGTTCGCCGCCTAGGATATCAACATATGCACGTTTTTCAAATGAAGTTACTTCAATTTCAAATCCACTACCTGTGCCGCCGACACTGGATGCTGCAACACTTAGTAGGTCAGCAGTATCATAACCAGTTCCACCAGTTTTAATATCAACGTCGGTAACCTGTCCAGCTGTAATAGTAATGTCTGCTGTTGCGCCTGTTCCTGAACCTGTGTTGTTTGTAAATGCTACATTTGAATAAGTTTTTGTTGCATCAGTCGGAGTATACAAACTACCGCCTGTGATGTTAGCATTGTCAACACCAGTTAAGATACCAAAGCGAACTTCGGTAACAGCACCTTGTGCATTACCATCTGCCGAAGTAACAATAGTTCTTGCAGTACCTGGAACAGTTTTTTCACTTTCATTATCGCCTGTGTTAGCAATAGTAAATGTTGTTGCTGTAGGAATAGTTAGTACTAGTGTATTTTCATTGTATGTTGTATCATCTGGAACCAAAACTTGTACATTAACATCTGGTTGTAGGTTGTGGGCGCCGGATGTTGTGATAGTAGAAATGTTGCCACTACGTGCAACATCTGTAATAACTGCACTAGTAAATGTGTAACTATCATCAGGATCTAGTATCAAGTATTGACTTGAGTTTGAACTACGTAGGAAGAAGTTATCAACAATTTCTGAGTTTGCACCTTTACTAGTTGGTCTAACTCCAGAGTCAACACCGTTAACAAACAAGTTAGGAGAAGTACCACTAACGTCCCATGGATCGCCTGTACTATCATCTTCGCTGTTCCATGCCGCAGTAGCGGAGGCAACAAGAATGTTTCCACTGAGTGTATACCTACCTTTTGCATAAGCAGTAGCACCTTCGATGCCAGGTTGTGTAATAACATCACCGTCGGCAGCAGTAATATTTCCACTGAGTGTAAGTTCTACTTGCTCATAGTTTTCTGTAGCAATGTCACCAGCTTTAAGATCAATAGCTGGAATATCGTCAACTTGACGTAGTTTTGACAAATAACCTGCTGTGTTTGTGTTTGTAAACTGACGTGTGGCAGGAATCAAATCACCGTTCAACTGACCGTTGGTGTTAAGTTGAACAATAGCACCTGGCACTGCTGCTGTACTAACTGATTTGTCAACAAAGCCGCCAAGTCTGTTGTTAATAAACGAACGTACTGCCAACTGTGTTACCATTCTCGAATCACTCGATCCGCCAATTTCATCGTCACCTAAGTTAACACTTGTTGAGATTTCTTCAATAGCAACATCTGAAAGACTTAGACGTAGCGCATCAAGTTCGTCTACCTGCACTTTGTTTCTAAATGTAATGTTACCTGTTCTGTTGAACGCTGTAATAAAGTCACCAACTTTAAAGTCACCAAGTTCGTTTGTACCTGAAGAGTAAACACGACCTGGAAGTTCTTCATACTGTTCAAACTCAGTTCTTGTATTACCACCGTTTTGTGGCAACGCATTATAGTCAACACCAGAACCTGCATATTCCCAAGTGTGTGATGACGAGTTAACAATACTAGGTCTATGGAACCATATTTGTTTTTCTAACAAGTTAGCCAAGTTGGTTAAACTTGCACTGCCGTCTGTAGCAGTGATTGAGAATGTTGCAGTACCAAGGCCAGTTTTTGTTGCAGTTTCATTAATACTAATTGTTGAATTTGGTGTGCCTGCATGGTCTTGACTAATAATACTTGTTTCATCAAACTGTACACGCAATGTACTTGATCCAACTGCAACTTCTTCAATACTTACAACTAGTCTGCGCTCTCTTGGTTCCCATTTTGCTACAATAGCACTGTTGTTGTTTACGCCAGTTGTACCAGTAATTGTTTTACCTGGAGTAAACTCATAACTTTCAGCTCCTGATTCTAATATCAATGTTTGGTATGTTTGGTGAGAACTAGTAATTTCTTCAACAAAGAACTCAATAACATTTGAGAATAACTTGTGAGTATTAACACCAACACCCTTGATGTCAACATCAAAGTCGCCTGATTCATCAAATGTTAAACTAAACTCATCGTCACTGATGATTTTAATATAATATGTTTGTTCTGCATCAAGACCTTTAATAGCAGGATTTCCGTCTGGATCGTAAATAACCTTCTGGCCATTTGAGAAGCCGTGGTCTACAATAGTAAACACATTTACTGCAGGTGTAACTTCGGTAGCGGCATTAAATGTAGTTTCAGTTGGGGTAGTTTTATAATCGTTTGTAATATCACCTTCACTGCTTACTTCAGTTGGATTTGGCAAGTCACTCGGATCGTTAATAATTGTTTTTACAATATTAAACTTTTCGGATACAAAGTCCTGAACGTCTGCACTTTCACCTGTAATGTAAGTTAGTGCCTCAATTTTTGCTCTTTCAATTGCTGCAATAGTTTGCATTTCTTGACCACTAATACTAATACGTGAACTATCTTGTAAGTTTTGTGTATAGTAAGCTAAGCCAGCACTGCGTGAATATCTATTACCAGTATCGTATATATCTTGTGCAACTGCGTCAACAATCAGTTGGGTATCTCTATTACATTTTGATTGGTCATAAACAAAGCCATACCACATATTAGCTTGTATTTGTTCATTGATATACTGCGTAACATTTTGTGCAAGATTAATTCTGCCGGTTAAATCTAGTATATAGTAGTCATCTTGTAGTGTTTGTGCAGTCCAGGTAATATCTGGAACAACAACAGTAGGCAGTGTTTCACCTACACTATTTAAGTATCCAGTGATATCGTCAATTCTAGCAGTAGCCCAATCAGCAGCAGCTTCGCTACCTGCTGTTCCACTAGTGTCTTGTGTTTCTGCGTTGCCAGCACTAACTGTAACAGTTTCTTCTTGAATAACTTGATCGATAATAACTTTTAGTCGACCGTATGCTGCAACAGTTTCTTCTAACTGACCTGCACCATATTGTGCAACGCCACTAACAAAATAAGCAAGTGCTGCATTATATGTTTCTAAGTTGCCGCCGTATGTTAAATCATAAGAAAGTGCGTCAACAATCAGTCCTGTGTCTCTTTCGCACTTGGCTTCGTTGTATACAAATCCTGACACAAATGGAGCGTTCTCTGCTGCAATCTGTACATTGAGCCATGCTGTAAGTTCTTTTTGTAGGAATAATTTGTTATTATTCAGCTGTATTACTGCATTTGCAAATCCTGCATCACTTGCGTTATTACTTCCGCCGGTTGGAGTCGGACGTGAGTATGCGGCTGCAACACTATCACCAGGAACAGTATTTGCATCGCCGTTGGTGATAATATCAATAATTTCATCCCAAAGTGCGTTAGCTCTACTTGTTGCTGTAGCATCAGTGAGTGCATTTGCAGTAAGTGCCTTTGCTTGACCAAATGCTGCAATGTGCTGGGTTTTTTGTGCAGCAAACGATGCATCTGCAAAAGATCCACTAAAATATCTTAGTGCAGCACTTACACTTCTGTGATTACTATTAAACAAGAAGTCATATCTAATTGCATCAAGTAAGAGTTGTGTATCTCTGCGACACTTATCTTCGTTGTATGTAAACCCTGCCCAGATACTTTCTGTTGCGCCTGATACTTGTGTATTAATCCAACTAACAACATCATTAGCAATAATATCTTTGTTGAGTTTAAGTTGATCCGATGCTGTCTTATAACCTGGTTCACGGAAGCGAACAACAAATTCTTCAACTGGTGAATCACGATTAATGCCCACAGCAGTTATTGTTTGCTTGCCTTCAAACTGACCAGTTGCTGTAACAAATGCTCTGTCAAACTGGAACGCTTTAGGTGAGTACCCACTACTTCTCAACGCATACAAACCAAAGTTTGTAGCAGAGTTGGTAATAGAACAGTAACCGCCACTTTGTGTATAAACACCATTTAGTAGGAAGATTTCAAAACAAGACACAATCTGTGCATAAGCATCGTTGGTTAGACGCCACGCAGTACCACCAAAACTTAGAATAGTAAATGCGTTAGCAACCATTGATTTACCTTGCTCAGGTATTGCGCCAACTACTGGATTTTCTGCTTCGATTTGGTTAACCGGAACGTTTGGAGATTCAACTTTTGAACCATCAATCTTTGCTCCGTTCATACCTAAGAACGAAATAATACTTGCGTTTTGGATATACGGCGATGTTGTAATAGTTGGTTTTGTATTTGGTAAGTTTGTATATGTATCGCGATCAGCTACGTCTGTAGCATCTGGATCATCAAATGCAACAGCATAGTCAGCTGTAATAAGCGGAACAAAGTTGTCGTCGACTCCGTCTCGGAATGTAAATTCACCAAAGTAACAAGCGTTACGAACACGTAGCATGTCCAAGTTGGCATTGGCAGGACGAATAATACAACCACGCAGACCGTCACCTTTGATAACTGTGTTATCTGGAACAATGATCGGGTTATCTTCTGTGTAGTCGCCAACAGCAACTTTGATGTTAATACGCTTGAATGTAATAGTACCGTCTGCATTATATACTTGTGCGGAAGCTAGTTGACAAGCACGTTTAACAGTTTTAACTGGAGCACTTTGTCCGTCGTTTGCATCGTCACCTTGTTCAGCACTAACGTAAATAACATTACCGCCAAAAATATCAGCATCGTTAAAGAATAACTCGCCGTTACCGTTGGTTGACAAGATTTGACCAATTGTACCTTGACTAGAAGGCAGTGTCAAGTTATAGCCAGCATCTAATGTATTTGGTGCTTTGATACTAATACCATCGGCACCCGAAGCAGAAAGTTCTTTAAAAGTAAGTGTTTCAGCATTTTCAATATTAACTGCATCTTTGAAGTTAATGTCTGTATCTGTAATAGTAAATCTATCAGTGTTATTGATTGTAGCTGTAATCTGTGCTTGATCGGCTGCACCTAAGTCATCAACTTTTAACTGACTGTCACCTTCGAAGATTCGTTTTGTAATATCTTGAATAGTGTTATCATCACGTAGTAAATATACTTTACCATCCGCTGTGTTGATTGCTAGTTCGCCGCTTTGAAGTTGTCCTACGCTAGGTACGTTACCCGCTACTGCACTTCTTTTATGTCTAATCCTTGTTGCCATCTTGCAACTGCCTCCTATTTAGGTACGGGTCAGGTCCGAAGACGCCCAATATAAAACGATAAAAATCGCTACTAAGTTATTTATCAAGTTTAAAAAATGGTTACTGTATTCGTAAAAAAAGGGCCCGTAGAGCCCTTTTTATTATTGTTTTACTTTATTCAGTAAGTTTAGAAAGTGCCGCCATCTATGGTATCTGTCCATACTGGTGTTGCATCAACTGCACTTGTTACAGTTAGTATTTGGAAACTGTCACTTGCATCGCTAGTTCCAGCTGCATCAGTAACTTGAACATCAGTGGCTGCGTTACCATAAAGTATACCATCTGTTGTAAATGTGCTTACGCCTGTACCACCGTGTGCAACTGCTAAGTCGTTGTCTAGACTTACTGTCCCAGTTACGTGGAAGTTATGGTTTACAGTTAATGTACCTGTTGCAGCACCTATACTTATTGTTGTAGCATCGCCTGCAAAGTTTACAGTTGTAGCTGTTGTATTCAACAAGTTAAATGTTGTCTGATTAGTACTCAGTGTATCGTTGTTGATTGCAAGATCAGTTGTTAGTGTTGATACATCTTCACTTAATCTAAGTTTTTCAATACCAGCTGTACCACTGATCATAGTGCTGAACACCATATCAAAGTCTTCTTGTAGACCTGTTATATCTGTTGCTACTAATGCAATGTCGCCTGCAATTTCAAAGTTATTGTTTGCAGTTTCCATTTCAAAACGTACACCAGTACCACTACCGGCAACTGGAGTGCCTGCTGAACTATGGTGCGCAAATGTCATTGGATATACAATATCGTCTGCACTACTATCAGGTGCATTCATTATAAGTTTCAAGCCATCTTGTGCAAGAACTGTGTTTGCTCTAATATCAATAGTGTCAGTTGCTAGTTTAGTAAGTTGTAATACGCCACTGTTGTTGCCACCAATAGCACCTTGTACATTTATGTCTTTGGCAACACCAAGTCCGCCTGCTATTACAACTGCGCCGTTACCAAAGTTACTGCTTACTGTTGTATTAGCAAATGTTGTTATGACACTACCATCAACATTAAAGAATGTATTACCAATAATAGCACGTTGGGTTCCGTTTGTAAAGAACTCTAGTTCATCATTGTTAGCACCTGGGCTAGTTTCTGGACGGATAAATGTATTTTGATCTACATCTTTAACACCGCCTAGCGAGCCCCAAACATTGCCATCGTATCCTTCAAACACTGTTGTATCAGTGTTGAAACGTACTTGACCTGTTGCTTCTGTCGGACGTTCTGCTGTATCACCAACTGGAAGCTGTAAACTTGTAACACTGTCAATAATAACTATTTCGTTATTAATAGTTAATATACCTGATGCTGCACCTATGTTAATAGTTGTTGCTGTTCCAAATGCATCTATACGAGTAGCGTTAGTATTGAATACATTAAATGTTCCTGTTTCGTCTGTGGTAATGTTAGTACCGTTAACTTGTATGTCTCTATCAGCAACAATGTCTCTATCAGCAGTAATATCAACACCTGAGTGTATGTTACGCTGTGTACTTAGACCACCTGTGATTTGAACAGCACCAGTAGTATCGTCTGTTGCATCATCATTGTTTAGTACAATAATGTTTGGAACACTTCCGAACTCTACAACTTCTGCTGTATCAGTTGTATTAATAGTAATATAGTCTGTGACGTTTTCGTGTATTCTAAATACGTCAACACTGTTATCCGGAACATCGATATCTGTTGTACCATTGATATCAATTGTATCAACTGCTCTATCATCACCTAATATAACACTGCCGTCTACTGTTAAATCAATACCTATGTTAACACTTTTAGCAATACCAACACCGCCGTCAATAACAAGTGCGCCGGATGTGACACTTGTTGATTCAGTAGTATTTTCAACAAGTAGACTTGGACGTATGCCAAATGTAACTAGTTCTTCGTCTGTACGTGTGTTAATACTAATAAAGTCTAATGATCCTTCAGTACTAATACTGTATGCTTGCTGACTTTCATCAGGAATGTTTAAACTAACATCGCCTGTAAACACAATATCGCCGTTAACTGTTAAGCTACCTTGGACTAACATATCTGGATTAATAGTAACTGTACCTGTAGCTGCACCTATATTAATAGATGTTGCTTCGCCAAATGCATTAATAGTTGTAGCACTTGTGTTTAATAAGTTAAATGATCCTGTAACATCTGTACTGATAACATCGCCGTTTACATCAAAGTCGCCGTCGAGTACTAAGTTACCTGTAACTGTGCCGCCTGTTAGTTTGTTTAAGTATCTGTTTTCAACATATGTTGATACAGCTTTTTGTGTAGGTGCAGTGTTAAAGTCTTGTGTACCAATAGTCGAAATCAAGTTAGCATTGTCACTAACTTCTTTTAATTCTACACCAACTGGAATACCGTCTCTAATAAACGGTCCAACACTTGTTAGACCTTTGAGATCAATTTCGTTAGCATTAAGTGTAATACTACCTGTAAGTGCGTTAACACCAAAGAAGTTACCAACTCTGAAGTTACCAATTTGGTCAACTGTACCACCAGCAAATACTTTACCATTGTTTAATTCTTGAATCTCTTTTTCGGCTATTGCTGTGCCTCCGAAGAACGGAAGTGCATTATATGTAACACCAGCGCCAACGTATTCAAAAGCATGTCCTGAAGTACTAATAGTCGAAACGTTATACAATGAAATATCTTGTGTAGTTAATGCACTAGTAATCCCAGGGAATACTGTTACAGTTGCGCTACCACCATACTGTTCGTTTAAGTCTGCAATTGCATTATCTACGATTGTTTCAGTAGCACCAACAATAGTATTTCTTTCAGTGTTGTATATACTACTACCGAGTTCGTAGTTATGATTAACTTCGCTCCATCCTGTTGTATATCCCTGAAGTACTGAAAGTGCAATACGATCAACTAGTAGCTTGAGTAAATCGCCTCGTGTTGTATCTGCATCTGGTATTGTAATGGTTTGAGTAGCTGTATTGTTATAACTCTTAGTTACTGCTGTATTTTCCGCAATCTCTTTTAATAAGCTACCTAGTTTATAATAACTATAAGCAGTAATTGCTGTCTGATCTGTTCCACCTACTGCTGTTGCATTTAAGATAGCACCGCTATAATATGCTTCAGCTGCTCTACGTGATTGCTTGTTGCCGCCATACATTGCATCGTAAATAACCGCATCAATAATGTAACCAGTGTCTCTTTCACACTTGTCGCGATTGTATTCAAAACCTAAAATACTGTCTTGAATGTATGTTATAACACCATTTTGTATGTTTGTTTTTTGTGCAAGCAATGCGTTTGCAGCTGATCTTGTAGTAGCTGGTAACCAACTAAAGTCTGGATTAACTTCTCCAGGAACTCCAATCAACGATCCTGTGTTGATTGCATTTTTAATAGTACCGATAAGTCCAACTGCTGAGGAACTTTCAACACTTGTACCGTAAGATCCGGAAAGTACTTGTGTTTCTGTATTGCCGGTAGTTGGAGTAACTGTAACACCTTCAATACATTTTAAAGCAATGTCTTGTAAGTGTGTGTATGCTGCAACTGTGTTAGCAACTTGTGATGCTGGAATATACTGTGCAGCACCTAAGAAGTACGCATTAGTAGCAATAATAGTTTGAATGTTGCCTGTGTATAGTAAATCATATGCAACTGCATCAATAATTGATCCAGTATCAGTTGTACATTTTGCAACATCATAAGAGAATGCATTGTAGTTATCTTCAAGCTCTGTTATTGTATCGGCAACAATAGTTGCTTTTGCTGCTTCTAAACTTGCAATAGCAGTTTGTGCGCCGGCTGTTGCCCAAGTTGTAGTTGGGTAAGAAACTACTGGAAGATTGTCTACCCCGTCAGTGATAACATCTTGGAATGTTTGTAGTAATGTTTGTGCTTTAGTAACTTCTGTTGCAGTTGCAGCAGCACTACTTGTGTCTTGTGTTTCTACTACTTGCTCCGGATCGCCGTAAACATTATCAAGCAATACACTACCTAGTAGAGTGTTAACCCATCCTAGTGCAGCAGCCGTTTCTGGCTGTTGTCCTACTACTTGACTTACATAGCCAACATAATATGCTTGTGCTGCTTGATATGTTGCACTGTTACCACCATACAAAATATCGTATGTAAGCGCATCAACAATGTAACCAGTATCTCTGCTGCACTTAGCACTGTTAAATGTAAAGGTTCTTGTAAAGGTTTTATTAATAAATTCAATTACATCTGTTTTATAAAAATCTACTTTTGTAGTACTATTTAAATCAGCAAAGTCAAGTTGTAGTGTTGCTGCTGTCCAAGTAATGTCTGTGTTGTTGTCTGCAGGAATACCATCAATGTCTCCTGCTGTAACTACATCTTCGACTATTTGTAACAAGTCTTCAGCTTCACCGGCTGTACCTGCATCAGCACCTGGATTGGCAGTATCTTGACTAACAACTGCTTGCTCTGTACTTGCATGTGGAATGCCTTGTACAACATCCGAAATAACATTTGCAAGATCTGCAAATGCTACTGCGGTTGCAGCTTGTTGTCCTGCGCCTAGTTGTGCTACTGCTCCTACAAAATACGATTCGGCAGCATTTTTAGAAGCTAAGTTTCCGCGATACATAATATCATAACATAATGCATCAACAATGTATTTTACATCTCTTTGACACTTTGCAGCATTAAATACTACTGCCGGGAAGTTGTTAACAACATACGCACTTGTTTCAGCAGCTAGGAAGTCTCTGTTAGCTTGTAGTTGTGTAACTGCTAATGGATAGTTTAAATTTAGTCCACTATTTGGGAATGTGATAACATCTGCTGCATCATCTGTACTAACAGATCCGTTGTTAATGATATCCAATATTTCATTGAAGCCTGCTAATACTCTAGATCTAAACAGACTTGACAATTGCACTTCGTCAGTGTTTATTGTGTTTCTTAAATATTCAATAGCCTTGACTGTTTGTAAGTTTTGAGCACCAATAGCAACTGCTGCGTTTGCTCTTTGATATGCAAGTCCAGCTGTTACACTATTATAGTTTGTGCCGATAGTAGCATCGTAACAAACTGCTTTGATCATAATGCCAACGTCTCTTTGGCACTTAGCTTCATCGTATTCAAAACTCTGATAGTTGTTAGCAATGAAGATAATAACTGCTTCTTGAACACTTGCTTTGTTGCCTTTGAGTGTACTGTATGCTTGTTGTAACTCTGGTGTTGCCCAAACAACACTTGGTAGGACAACTGCTGGTAATCCAGCAATACTGTCTGCAATAATAACATCTTCGATGATTTGTACTAAGCCGGCTACATCATCAGCTTCAGTAGAACTTGCAGGAGTTCCGCTAGTATCTTGAGATAATGCTCCGCCACCACTTTGTACAACAGTTGCTTCAATAACAACATCACTTACAACCTGCCCTAGCCTGTTGTATGCTGCTGCTGTAGCGGCTTGCTGTCCTGCACCTAGTTGACTTGCTGCACCTACGAAGTAGGACTGTGCTGCTAACTGTGTTGCGCTGTTGCCGCCATACATAATATCGTGGCATAGTGCATCAATAATGTAACCTACATCTCTACTACATTTTGTACTGTCATATGTCAATGCCGGATAGTTTACAGCGAGCCATCTAATAATTTCTTCTTGTATAAATGCTTTGTTAGCAATAAGTTGATCTTTTGCTTCAACACAGTTTACACTTGGCAATGTGCCTGGTGTAGCAAATACTAATGCATCTGCTGCATCATCTGTACTCAATGCACCGTTCTCTAAGATATCAATAATCTCGTCCATTGCTGCTTCAGCAAGTGGTTCCGCTGTATCGCTTAATCCTAGTTTAACTATTTGCTTTTTAAGTTCTCTTAATGCACCAGCTGTTTGTATTAGCTGATTATCTTGTAGTTCTGCACTACTTGCTCTTTGGTACGCAAGGCCAGCTGTTACACTATTATAGTTGGTTCCTAGTGCAACGTCAAGTGCTACTGCATCTAATATTAAACCAATGTCTCTTTCGCATTTAGCTTGATCGTATGTAAAGTCTTTGTAGTTATTTGTAATAAATGCAACTGCTTCTGCTTGCAAGAACGCTCTGTTAGCTTGCATTTGATTTTTAGCAGCAATGCGTCCTGCGGTTGCGTCACTTGGGTCTGTCCAAAATAATGCATCAGCATTACCTATGCCGTTTGTAACAATGTCTATTACTTCATCAAATGCTGCATCAACATCAGTTTGTGCAGTTGCATCACTTGCTGTTGCAGTATTAGCTTGTCCTTTTGCAAAAGTGATTGCAGCGAGTGTTTCAGTTAACTGATCAGCTAGTACTGCTCCAGCATTTACTCTTAGGTATGACAACCCGTTAGTTACACTATTATAGTTTGTTCCTAACAATGCATCACGGCCTGCGCCTGATATGATTATTCCAGTGTCTCTTTCACATTTGGCTTGATCATAAACAAAGTTGTTATCAGCAATATATGCAATAACTTCGCCTACCAAGAAGTTTTTGTTAGCAACAAATTGTGCGTGTGCGTCAATAAGTGCTTCTGCTGCCGGACCTGGCTCCGGATATTCAATACCTTCACTTGGTAGTTGATCAAACTCGATGATATCAAAAATGTTATCAAATAAGTCGTCTACTTTAGCTTGGAATGCTGCTTCGCCATTTGCTGCTGCAACTGTTAATCTTTTAGCTTCACGCAATGCAATAATAGTAGCAGGCTTTTGCTGTACATTTAAGTATGCAGTGTTAGCACGTTTGTATGATAATGCTGCTGTAATACTGTTTTGATTTGTTCCTAGTTGTGCATCTCTGTAAACCGCATCAACTATGTATCCAACATCTCTTTTACATTTTTCTTCATTGTATGTTAGATCAGCATTATTTGTCAAGTTATATGACAATACAGACGTATTAATAGCTGCTGCATTTACTAATAAAATAGCTGCTGCATTAACTTGTCCTGCCGGCTCGTCTTCAATATTTGGATATGCGGCTGCAACTATATTTGCAATACTCTGTGCATCGATAACACCTTCAACAATCTGTACTAGGCCGTCTAGTAGTGTTGCTTCTATTTGTGTAGCATTTCCGCTTGTAAAGTCTTGTGTTTCGGTATTTCCACTAGTAGGAACAACACTTAGTCCTCTAATAACACGCTGGGCAGCGAATCTTAATCTAGCAAACGTATCTTCAAATGCTTGCTGGTTAGTTGTTGTAAAGTTTGTCCAAGTTACGCTGCGCCAGATGAATAATGCTTCTTGTCTTGATGCACTGTTGCCGCCATATAACAGATCGTATATTAATCCATCAATAACATTTTGTGCATATACTTCCCATTCGGCTACATCGTAAGTTAGTGTTCCATCAGCTTGAGCAAGAAACGCATTGAACTCTGCAACAAGAAAATCTTTGTTTGCTAATAGTTGATCTTTTACATCTATTTGGTTCTGACTAGGGCCAACGCCTTCTGCATATGTTGGTACTATAGCAGAACTGTCGCCATCATCAACAACATTAATAAGCATGTTAAATGCTTCATTAACTCTAGTTACTGATGTTCCATCTGAACTGATTTCTGAATATCCTAATACAAGTGTTCTTGCATATTCAAAACTAGAAACATATAAAGATTTAAATCTTGGTCTTAATCTAAATTCTTTTGCTTGTCTTATGATAGTCTCGTCGCCGCCGTGTCCGATATAGTACGAAAGTCCAGTTAAGAACACAGTCATGTCTTCAGTGTACTCAGAAGTATTGTAACTCATCTCTGTAAACTGATCATTGATGTATGCAGTTAATTCTTCGATAATAAAGTCTCTGTTAACTAATACATTATCTTTAGCTTCGATGATTTCGCTGTTGATACTGGTTAAATCATTAAATGAACTTTCAATCTGATCTCCAACAAAAGGAATACCAGTACTGTCGCCTGCACTAAGAGTGCTTGTAATAATATTGAAACGTTGATCTATTTCTTCTTCCATTGCAAGATTAGTAGTCAATGCTTTCATTTCGTCTCTAGTTGCTTCCAACGCATAGATTGTTGGAGCAAGTTGATCAAGTATAACTTTAGTTGAGGTACTTCTCAAATAACTTTGTGCGGCTGTAGTTGTCTGGTAATATGTTCCCATAACAATATCGCCTGTTACTGCATCAACAATACGTCTTACATCGCGCTCACAAGTTTCTTGATTGTAAACAAAAGGTTGATCAATAATAGTATTTGAAGTAATATAATAAAAAGTGTCGTCGCCTGATAGTTTAATAACAGAACCAGTTTGTGGCTTGTCTCGTAAACTCGAAAGTTGAATACTTGCGTTTGTTCTTAGGTTAACAGTAGCAGTAGCTTGTACAGATGCGCCGCCGCCGGTAAATGTAACAGTTGGCAAGCTGGTGTAGCCGTCACCGGCATCAACAATAGTTACAGCAGCAATTTCGCCAGTTGTCGGATCAAATGCTGCTGTTGCAGTTGCAGTAGTGCCGCCAATTTTTTCAGGATCACTAAATGTAACAGTAGGATTACTATCGTATCCTGTGCCGGAAAAACTAAGTGTTACACTAGCAACTGTAGAATAATAATTTTGTTCAACTTTTGCACTTGTATATGCAATAGGATAATACCCATCTGCTACAACCCCGTTTGTACCAAAGTCACTAACACTGTTTGAGATACTTAGATATCCACCTTTAGTGGTTAAGAACCCTGTACTACAAAAAACCGAGAAGCAACTAACAATCTGTGTATAACCAAAGTTAGTAACGTGGAAGCCAATTCCGCCTTGTGAAATTTGTGTAAACGCATCTGCAACAAAACTGAATACTAGAGATGCTGGATCGTAGTCGTCGCCGTCAACTAAGAGTCCGCCACCGCCGCCATTGATATTAACTTGTTTTTCTACAGGAAGACTTGGGTTGTCTGCTAACAATATTGGTCTTGCACTTGGAGTAATTCCTGGGATCTGCACAGTTTCAAACGGCACAAACTCAGTTCCGTCGTTCAACCACGGACCGTTCATATTAGTACAGTTTTGTACATAAGGTGAAGTAGTTACAAGTGCTCCTGGACGGATTCTAGCACACCAACCTGGCGCACGTAATCCTCTAAATGTTATTTGATACAAATAACAAGCGTTACCCATAAGGAAGATATCACTTGTTGGATTCTTTGGAAATACTCTTGTATTTCTAAGTTCGCCTTGACCTGTTACAGTAACAAAGTCACGTAATGTAATTGGATTGTTTTCGTAGTAATCACCTGGGGCAAGAATAATAGTTGATCCAGCCGGTGCTACTTCTGAGGCACGTTTTATACTAGCAAAAGCGCCGTTTTTATCAGCACTTCTACCATCATTTAGATCGCTACCATCTTCTGTAACGTAGTAAACATTTGTAACCTTAGGGCCTGTAACGTCCCCGGTGGTTGTCATATTTGCGTTTACTTTAAACTCTTTGCCCTCTGCGAGGTTCATTTCCATGTTACCGTCGGCAGTAAGGATAAAGGTTTTATCGCCTATTTTTCTCTGGTGGATTGATTGTCTTTTGATAAAACTCATTTATTAAACTTCCAAATAACTTAATGTTGCTGATAGGTTTGTTGGCGCTGCTCCTACTAGCATAACTCTGTCGCCTGCTTCTAGAATTAGTCTTTCCGCCGAAAATGTAAATGTATCAGCAGCAGCAATGTCTAAATCGTTTAGTATTAGATTGGTTGTGCTTTTTGTTGATCCGTTTGGAATAACATGTACATCAACTTTAGTATCGTTACTTCCTGTACCATCATCTTGACCTGTATTACATACAAGAAGTGTAGTTAATGCGTACTTCTTTCCCGCTGGAACAGTTAAGAGCGTTGTGTCTGTTGTTAATACTGCTGCGTTTACTATTGCCATTGTTGTCGTTCCTTAAAAAATAATACTGTAAAGCAATGCTTTATTTCTGCTTACCAGTTCGTCTGCTGTGCCATCGGAGTTTATAAAGAACAAACCTGTTCCACCGTCGGCTAATGTTTTACTATATAGTGTTGTGCCTTCTGCAGGCGGTGATGCTGGATCAGCTTGTACTGTAAAGTTTTGCCAACCATCTAATGATACTACACCTGTACCTGAACCTTTTAAAACAATGTCACTGTTAATACCATTGCTAGTAATAATGTTATCGTCAAAGCGTAAATCTTCAAACTCAACTCTAGTTTCGTAGAATGTAGCAATTGTTGCATCGTCAGATTTAATTTCAACTCTACTTGTGCCGCCGCCAGTTTCGCTATCATACACTTGTACACTAGTTGGTGATATCGAGCCAGTTGTGATTTTATCTTGGAAGTTATATGTAAAATAACCTTTTACATAATCAAGCAAACCTCTTGCGTTAACAAGCGCATCATCGTCTACTGGCGCAGATAATCCGTCTACTTCCGAAGGGTTAGCTGTAATGTCGCTGCCGGTGTATGCCCATATTTGTTTTTCGTAGTCGGTTGTACCAGCGACACTAGCAACACCAGTGCCGCCGCCAATTAAATACAAGTCTTGGTTTGTATCTGTAACAATACTACTAGTATGGATGCCTGCATAATCGCCAGTGGATAGTTTAAAAATAAACGCACCTTCATTAACAGGCTCTGCACCATTGCGTATGGTCTTTATATCTTCATCATAGAAGATTCTTGCATTATTCGCATCAGGGCCGCGATCAATTATAATACCAGCACCTTTACCGAAGCCATCACTTAAATCAGTGATACCTCCATCGCCGCCTGGATCGCCGTTGTTGATTGTAATAGTTTTATCATCAACTACTAACTCAGACGACCCAATACTAGTTTGGTCGCCTAATACATCCAAGTCACCATTGATGGTAACTTTACCTGTAAATCCAGTATCGAGATAGATCTCTCCAGCTGTGTTTACAGTGATTGTGTACTTGTCAGTACCTATGCGATTAATGCGTTCAGCCATTTAAGACTCCTTAAACCGCAGTTAATACAATATAGTCGTTAGTTGAATCGTTTTCTAATTCCCAAGTATATCTATTGCCCGAAAAGTCAGTAGCAACACGCTTTGTAATTTTTGCAATGTTAACTTCTGCACCCGAGTTTGATCCTACATAACCAAACAAACGCATTTCGCCAGCTGCTGCTGGTTCTGCATTTACAAGAGTTGCAGTTGTTGTACTTGTTGAATCTTTTAGGTTAGTTGTATCTAAGTTAGCTTCTTGTGCTACAACGAAAGTTTTTGCTCCACGTTGCTTTACAATGCCGCCATCTGTTCTTAATGATGCATCGTAAAATTCTACTCTTATACCAGTGTTGCTAGTTGCTTCACCGATTACATTAACACCTAATATGTCTTTACTTAATGGACGTCCCATGTTGTTTCTCCTTTGACGTTCTAGGTCTACGCAGATGGTATTCTGCATAAGTCCTCATTATTGAGGCCCGTTTATACCTACAATAGTATTTATCCTTTTTCTAATATTGGGTTATTATCAGGATATCTTTCTTAAGTTTTCGGCATAACGTTTACCGTTGCGTAATACGTGATCGTATTCTACATGATCTCCAAGTTTGCAATCAAAACTTACTGTAGTAAAAAGTACATCTTGAAGATTTGTTTTCCAGTCTTTGGGTCTAATGACACTAAACTTTCTAACTTTGTTGTATTTGTATATAGTTCCTGTTGGCATGTTGATATCACTCCTCCAAGTACTTATCATAAAAATAGGCCCCGTAGGGCCTATTTTAAAAGTATGTAAGTTTAAACTTAACTGAAGCTTAGGTTGCCTGCATTTACTTCTACTTTTTCCAAGTAGTCAGCTGCATTACCTAGAGACGAAGCAGTGTTCGATAGCTCAACATATCCATAACGTGTCATGAACGAAACTGTTGGCTCGAATGTGCCTGGATCTAGGACAACACCTGAAGACATAAGTGGGATGTATGGGCAATAGAATGCTGCTGCATCTGATTCACTTGAACCTTTGTATCCAACTAGTACATCATCATCTGATGCATATGTGTTTACGTAGATCTTCATTGCGTTGTTCAATGTACCAACCATTTTAGTATTAGTTGGTGCTTCAAAAGTACCTTCAGTTGTACGTGCAAATGCTGAAGTTGTAGCACTTTGTAGAACTGTTAGGATTGCTGGTGATACAACTGCCCAGTTACCTGCGCCACGACGTGTACGCTGTGCGATGCGGTTAGCTGCACGGTTAACTAGTACTGCAAGTGCAGCATGTTCGTCACCAACAAAAGTTGCTGTACCACTAACTGCTGCTTGGTTATAAGTATCTGTACCTGTACCAGCTAGTGTGTTAAGAGATGCTAGGACCTCTTGGTCAATCTCAGCAGTAATCTCTTGAGCAAGTGCTGCCATGATTTCTGCTTCAACGTCGATGCCGTGCTGTGACTGTGCGTCTTGTGCGGCTTCGAATGTCCAACGTGCTGATAGCTTACGTGTTTTAGCTTCAACAGTTTGCTTCATGATCTGGATACTTAGTCTGTTTCCAGCTGCGCCTTCAAGTGCCGCTGTTGCATCTGCTTTTGCAGTTGTAGCGTTACCTGAATATGCTTCAGCAATTTTGAACGGTGATAGTGCTTCTTCACCAGCAACTGCGCCAGCTGCGCCTGTGCCTGCTGTGTCGCTGTAGCGAACACGTAGCGTGTGAATTTGACCAACTGGGCCAGTCATTGGCTGAACACCAACAATTTCGTTAGCGATAACAGTTGGCATAACACGTCTGATCACTGGGAGGATCACACGGTTAAGTGTTGCGATGTTACCGGCAGATGTAGCACCAGCAGTAGCAGTCTCAGATAGATAACGACGAGTGTTTTCTAGTGTTGAGGCCATTACAGCTTTCTTGTTGCCTTGTAGGCCTTCAAGTAGTGCGGTTTTCGTATCCTGCCAGCGGGATTCTAGTAGTTCTGACATTGGTTTCTCCTTTTATAATCCAGCTAGACGTTTTAGATCGACTACATTGTTTGAGTCTACGTCTGCTTGTATGTCATTGGTTTGTGTTCTGTTGCCTGTTACTTCTTTGCCTTCTGCTAGTACTGCCTTCTTCTTCGCTGGACTGTTATCGTTGATAACCGATGGTAAGTATTTGTCAAACTGTGAGCGTAGCTTTGTAGTTTGTACTGATTCCAGTAAGTCTGTCATAATATCACGTTGATCTGTACTCAATGGTGAGATCAAACTGCTGATAATATCTTTGCGTGAGTTTGACTCAGTGATCGCTTTGACCTCATTCGTCTTACTTTCTGCAATTTTAATCGCTTTGGCTGCTGCTGTACGTGCTTCTACAATCTGTTTATTTTTTGTATCTACAACTTTAAGCAGTTTTGAGGTTTCTGAATTCTCATTCAAATAACTCATTTGATATTCGTTAGCAAATGCTTCGAATAGCTTGCGGCCAAAATCGTTTTCACGTGCTTGATCAATATCTTCTTTAAGTGCTGAAATTTCTTTCTTAAGTCCTTTTGACACTGCTTCTGATACTAATGCTGCACTTTTCTTAATAAAGTCTGATTTGACTTTGTTAACGTGAGCTTTGCCTTCACGTACTAAACGTACTTTTGTTTCGGCAAGGTCTTTCTTATCTTCGTAAAACTCTGCAAGTTCTTTTGCAAGTGATTCTACTACAAACTCTTCTAGGGCAACAAACTTGTCAGCTGTTACTTTTTGATCTGAATGTAGTTCCTTAATTTCGCGAGCTAGTTGCTCGGAAACAAAGTTTTTCATAAGATTGGCATTTTTACGCTGTGCAACTGCAAATTTAGCTTTCGCTTCTGCTAGTTGCTTACGATCATCGTGGAACTCTGCAATTTCTTCTGCTAGTTTTTCATTTAACATTGCATCAATGGCTTCCACCATTGTTGTTTTGTCATGCTGATACTTTTTAGCAAATTCTTCACGTAGTTCTGCGGTGGCCTGTAAACGATTTTCGTTTACTTTTGCGTTCCATGCTTCTTCTAATTCTGAACGCACTTCTTCCGATAGTGCTGAGTTTTCGAAGAGTGATTTTAGTTGGTCTAACATTTTTTTATATCCTCTCCTAGTTAGCGGAGTTTGCTTATTACATCTAATAAGCTCTCTTTTAAATATTTCTGTGCCTTTTTGTCGCCTTGTACTTCCCTAGATGCTTGGAATGCCTTATAACCTCCGCGGGTATTCATAAGGTGTTCATAGATTGGTGTTGGGTAGGCGCCCGGAGCACTAGGCTGGGCAACTACATCTACAGTAATAATTTCAAAATCAGCAACGTTGCCGCTACCATCTTCGCTTACATTACCGCTACCACGCGATGAAACACCTAATTTAACTCCGCTTTCAAGCATTGTTTTAACTAGTTGTCCCATCGGTGTTGGTAGTATTTTTAGTTTACCATAACCGTTTGGGCCGTCCATCCACATATCTGTGATCATATGGCTTACGCGGTCTATGTTAATATTAAGTCCTTCTGGATGATCTACTTCGCCTAAGACTGAGAAACCGTTGCCAATTTGCTCATTGAGCGTGGTGACAGCCCTGCTAATCTCATTCACGGGATAGACACGCTGGTTTGCGTTGCGTACTCCGCCTTGAATACAAATGCCTTTCATAAAAAGATCTTTGCCTTCATTAGCAGACTCAACAATCACTCTGGCTTGGTCAAAACTCAGACTCTCACTTAGTAAATTCATCATCAGTCCTTATGTTGCTCTTTTTGGAGCACCGTTTAGAGGTGAACTTGCACCCTTATCGGCTGTCTCTGGCTTTGACTTCTTTTCAGCGCCGTGACCAGGTTGCGATGCTAATTTAGTAGCACCTTTTGCACCAGGAACGTTTACGTTCTTGGTATTCATTGGCTTTGCTGTTGGAGCAGATAGTCCACCTTGTGTTCCGCCTGTTCCGCCATCGCCGCCTTTAACTATGTTAGCACTTGTGCCGCCCATGTTGTTTGGCTTTGCCATTGGTGATTTTGCGTTTGCTCCATTGTCGCCCATTTTGGCTGGTGCTACTTTGTCTGCATATTCACGCATTACTTCACTTGCTGACTTTGGTGTTTTTGATTCTTCAACTTCGTCGTCAGTTGTTTCAAAAGCATATGCTTCTTCAGCTTCTTCTTCGTCGCCTTCTTCTGAATCCATGTCCATTGGCATTTCGCCGTCCATGTCCATGTCCATTCCACCTTCTTCACCTTCTTCACCTTCATCGCCATCTTCGTCGCCCATCATGGTTTCGAATTCTGCTTTTAATGCTTCTAGCTCGTCTTCTAAGTCAGCAACACGATCTTCTACGTCACCTTCTTCGTCGCCCATGCCGTCACCCATTTCTGGTTCCATGCCCATGTCCATTTCGCCTTCTTCATCACCGGATGGCATTTCAATGTCCATTCCTAGTTCGTCAGCTGGATCACCTTCGCCAAAGAAGCCTTCTTCTACTTCTTCGTCTGTGGTTTCTTCTAGGTCTGCATCTTCATCAGTTGCTTCATCTAGTTCTTCATCTTCATCTACTTCTTCGTCAGATGCTTCATCAACTTCTTCATCAGTTGTTTCTTCTACTTCTTCATCTTCGTCTTCTAGTAGTGATTCGTAAATGTCTCTTGATTTCTCTACAACGATTTCGTGGAATAGTGCTTCTGCACCTTCTTTGTCTTCGTTTACGAGACGCTCAAGCATTTCTTCAAACTTGTTGCGATCAGTCATGTTATTCTCCTTTATTAGCAAGGCTGTCTATTATATTTACACTTAATTGAAAATATAGGTGTTAAACGGGCTCAAAACAGCTCGTTTTATAATTATCTTATTGAAAATTCTTGTTAAAATCTTCAAATGTTATATGTGTTAGGTTAGATAACTCTCTTAAATGATCTGGTATATAGTCTTCTAGAGAGGTTAACACTCGATAGTATTTAGTCTTTGGATGTTGATTTATACACATCATTGTTTGTCTTTGCCAGTTTCCGTAATAAGTTGCTCTATCGTTAACGTTTTTGTAGTTTTTACTACCTGCATATATATTGTTAACTAGCTGATTAGTATCACCTAGTCCAACATAATCAAATCCAAATATATATACTTCCTTGTGGTTGTTTTGAGATGCAAGCAATAGTGCAGTTGGACCACTACTCCATCCTTTGTTTGGATTCATAATATTTATATTAGGGGTTCTTTCGGTTAGTCTATTACGATTAGACCAAACACTGTGTTCCATTTGATATAGTTTTTCACTAAGTTCTATTATCATTTTAGTATCAACACATACTAAATGATCTGGAACAAATTCTCTGTACAACGCATTACATCCATACGTTGTACCTTTTGTTTTTAATGTGTGTAGATTAAGAGACTTCCTACTAGTGCCGTTGCCTAGTACAAACGCAATTTTATCAGACATTAGATCCCGCCGGCGGCTGCTTGTGCTGCTAGACCGTACATTTGTCTAACATAATTAAGATCCTTGGCTTTTTGTTTGGTATGTGAATCGGCTGCTTTACGGGCACGATTGATATCTTTTAGAGATAACCTGCTTTTACGACTGTCGTCAACTTTAACAACACTAGTGTCGTCTTCAGAATTATAAGTCTGGTCCTCTACAGGTTCCATTGTGTCTTTATCAAAGTAATATAGTTCTCTAAGTATCATAATGTATTTATATCGTTTGTGCCGGATTTTGTGCCGGGGCTGCACCACCAAGTTCATCCTCAGTGTTAGTTAATGGAGGCTCACCAGTGCCACCATCGATGGCACCTTCGTCTCCGCCAAGTTCGTCTTCGAGTCCGCCAAAGTCGCCTGCTAAGTCAGCACCGCTCATTCCAGCACCTCTCATTTCGCCTGCCATATCATCTGTATCTAACTCTTTTAGATTTTCATCGTTTTCTTCACGCCATAGACGTTCGTTTTCTGCAACTTCTTCTTTGCTTAGACCAAGGAAACGCTCCATAGCAAATCTATTTGAAATATAAGGCACGCCAGCCATTGAAGTAAATGTACTAATTCTATTATTATCAAGTTCTGCTTGTCTGTATGCTGCAAAGTTCTGTGGCGGTGTTAGTCGTAAGTCAAACATTGCATAATCAATGTTTGCACCTTTGCTTTGTAAGAACAGTTTAAACTCGTTGTTAAAGTCTTCAGCAACCATATCTTGCAAACGTTCGCAATATTTGTTAAATCTTAACTCTTGAATGTATGCTGTGCCCACACGTCCATCATTGTATTGTGAAGCGCCGTCATCTGCTCCAGTTGGTAAGTACGAACTCGGGATACGCAATCCGCGTACCAGCTTATTAGTAAAGTATCTAAGGTCATCAATCTCGCCTAAGTTAGTTCCGCCTGGCAGTGTTTCAACTTTTGAGCCGCGTCCTTCAGCAGTTTGTGGGAAAAAGTAATCTTCGTTGATTGACAATGGATTATAACTACTGTCTATAACATTTGTACCTCCACCTGTCTTACTTGGGATACGTCTTTGATGTATTTCAGTTTTAACACGTTCAACAAATTGCATTGCAAGGTGCGAAGGCATGTTGCCCACATCAACGTAGAATACTCTGCGCTCTGGCGCACGTTGTACTCGATAGATAATAATAGCATCTTCGAGTAATTCTTTTTGTTTGTAAACTTTAAAGATTGATTCTAATAAACTGTTACCAAACGGATAGTTTTGATCAAGACCTTCACTCAAACTCAAATGTAATACGTGTTGTGCATCTACATATGTTTCGCCAATTTCATCTCCACTAAAGCGACTGGTGTTTCCACTCGGTGTATGATTGTTGCCTACGCCAGTTCCTCTTTGAACTTGCTGATAACCATTTGTTCCACCTGGGCCATAACTGTTAGTAGTGTTCAACGGAGTTGCTTCTAATGCACCAAATGCAAAGTTTAGATTTTTTACAACATACTGCTCAGGCTTTTTACCATCGCTTTCGTTTACAATAATTTTTGTAACTTGACCGGGGTCAACGTGGAATAACTTTTGTGTTTCAGGATCTCTAATAAAAAACTGGTCGCCATATTTAAATGTATTACGAATAGTTCTAAACATACGTGTTTCAAACTTGTTTAGTTTACACCACTGCTGTAAATATTGTCCAATAACTTGTACTTCACTGTTTGTAGGTGCGCCTTTGAAATCGAGTTGAAAGTGTGTTTTATTGTCGCTGTTCTTTTGTGTGCAAAACTCAGCAAGAATATCAAGTGCAGCATTAACTTCACTGTCGCTGTCCATAGTATTGTATTGATTGTAACGTTCAATACGGTTTGGTGACCCAACATAAACATCAGGTAAGTGAGATGAATAGTTTGCTGCCGCTGGACCTATTCCATTTGATCCTTTTAGACTAAACGGACTATAACTTCCGCTTGCATTATCACCTGTAGGAACTGGAGTAAAATGTTTTTTCCAACTCATCCTATTATATACCTTTCAACATATTGCCCTGTAGACTTTTTGTAGCTCTTAACGATTTTGTTTGTGTATTAACAGAATTAGATTCAATTGCTACAAGCATTTGTAGCTGTTGTATCATAGTATCAAACTTACTTGTCATCAATTTATCTATCTTATCACCAACGTTACTATTACTTATCGTATTCTGACTATTTGTGCTGTTTTCTTGAACACTTGAATCAAGGTTTTTAATACCCTTCATAAGATTTTGCATAACACCCATACTGGTGTTAGCACTCATAACATTTGCTGGTCCACTAATAAACTCAGGACCAGCTTCACCTACCATGGCATATTCGTTTGAGCCAATTGACCCGCCTTTGGCTCTGCCGCCTGAAAATAGTTTTCCTCCGTGTCCACTTCTTACACTAGCTGCGACTGCCCTTGCTTGTGCATCAGCTGATTCTGCTGCTACTTGTGCAGCTTCAGCTGCTGCTCGTGCAGCTCGAACTGGTGGATCTAAATTACTAAGTCCTTGACTAACTAATTCCGCTAGGCTTGTTTGCGCAGCTACTAATTCTGCATTTGCAGCAGTTAGGGCAGCTTGTGCTTTGGATACATGCTCGTTAACTTCTTGTGTTGTAGCCTCTGTTGTCTCTGTTTGACCCATACCTAAATCGGTACCCATTTGTTCGTTAGCAACACGTTGTTCGGTTTGGGCGTTCCGCATCTGCTCTGCAAGCTCAGCGGCTCGTTGCCCGTAAACTTCTTGTCGGTCCATGCTTTCGGCTACATTAAACAAATTGTTAATTCCGCCAGCTAATCCATCAGCAAGTTGCTGCGACGATGGCATTACTTCTGATATCTTTTCTAATGCAAAAACTGCTGCATCTTCGATACGAGGAATAGTGGTTTCCATAACAGTTGTGGTTATATCGCGTAAATTTTCTTGTATGTCTATAGTTGCATCAAAAATACCTGTGGTAGTTTCCATTTGCTTTGCTTGTTCTTCGGCAATCTGTGTTCTGATTGCCCGTTCTGCTTCAGCACCTGTTAATTCACCGTCACC